CCTGTAAGTGCGCTTTGCCCGACATTTGCCCAATTAGTACCTTGTGTTAATCCTTCAGCGCCTGCCATTGCTGTATCTGCTAATGCACTAGATTCTGCTAATGCTGCTGTTTCTGCTGCTGTTAATCCTGCACTTGCCCCTGCACTTGTTAGTGCTGCATCTGCTGCTGCTTCTCCTGCAGCGGCGGCCATTGTCTCGCCTTCAAGATTAATAGAGCCGCCACTGACAACAGTTAACACTACTGCTGCTACTGTTGCCCAACCCCCAGGAATTGCGTCATTTACTGAATCATCAAGAGCAGAGAAAAAATCGCCATTGTCATGGTCTTTTGAAAGATAATCGGCTGAAAAATTTCCCCAAGCATTCCAATCAACTTGTGGCTCAGGCGCAGGAGGATTTGGATTTTCAGGCGTTGGTGGTGGAGGAGGTGGATAATATACGGGTATCATGCCTCCTAAGACGTATACTTGATTAGGGTCTTGTTCCCAAGGTTGTCGAGGTGGGGGAGGTGGCGGGGGAGGCGGAGGAGGTTGCTGAGAATATTGATAACCTCTCCTTTCATTCTCTTCATTATCACCGTTAAGGGTGTCAAAAGTCAACCCACCTTCACTGTCGTTGCCGTACCTACCCCAAGTGCCAGGTATAACACCGTCATCGCCATAATTTCTTTCATCTTGCCAACTATACCCTTTTGATTGTAGATATTCTTCGTACGTCATAGTTGTGCCATCCATTGATAATTAGGATTGTCGCTAGGCGCAACATTGATGCTTAAAGATTGCAGTATTTGTGGCAATTGTGAATTTTGTGAACCGTAGATTGCACTTATCCCTGATGCTTTTAACTTTTTAATCATCTCGCCAACTGCTGCATTTATCTTTAAAGGGCTGTCTTGCGTGTACAAATCAACTTGTGCTTGATTGTTGCCCATACGAATCACAACTAAAAGCGTATCGCCCTCTTGAAAAATCTTTGCGTCTTGCGATTGCACTAGTTGATTTAACCCAAATAAAAACTTAGCTGGGTCTTTACCTAGCTTTTTGTATTCAGCACCAATGATCTCACTAACTTTCATACGTAACCTATATCCATAATGCCTACTAGTCGTTGCGCCCAGTCTTGCCAGTTATCAAAGTTTCTCGCATCAGGCACACCACTGTTTACAAAGTATCCAATACCTTGCATGCCATTAGCCCATTCTTGCCATTGTTCTTCAGGGACTGTACCTAGTTGTTGTGGCGCAAATAACTCTGCCATTAGTGCGCACCAATAGTCCCATGTCATATCACGTGGGTCATAAACTATCATGGGTTACCTGTACTTCTAACGTCACCTAGATCGACGCTTAATAGAATGTTACCTGTCTCATAGTTACCATTAAATATATTACTACTAAAACGCACACGCATCTCACGACGTTGCTCACGCATATCAACTTTTAATGTTGTAGGGTCAAATGTATATGGGCCTGTGGTGACATCAGTGTCATCAGCATAGCCTTTACCTGTGACGTATATCTCCATTTGGCCGACTTGATTAAAGTCAGGCTCAACACGCTCTAATCGAATCCAGTTATTCTTACCTTCCGGGGCTTGCATGCCTGGGCCGCCGTTCACCCAGCCTAAGCTGTTTGTTTCAAAGTACGACTCAACAGCGTCAACTTGCGTTAAGTATACTTGATTTGTGCCAACTTCATGCTGCCATATAGTATATTTACCACTACTATTAGCTTCATTATCAGCCCATATAGGATACTTAAACACTTCACTAAACACACCTGCAGATCGTTTTGCGCCAATTGCAGTACCTGCGTCATACCAAACTTTTTCTCTTACATTATAGATGACAGCATCATTACACTCTGTTGAGTCGCCACTAGGAAAGAACCACCAGATCTCGCCCCAACGAGTAACTTTGCTAACCCATACTTTTTGTCGCTGACTATAGTTTAGATTGTCAAAGAAATAGTTAAAGTTCATTGCATTCGTAACTTCTTGCACAACACCGTTGTACATTAGAAAACGATCAGTACCGCACCAGTAATATATACCGTCATACTCAATAACGCATTGGCTAGATAGTATGGATGTTTGTGTAGAGATAATGTCATACCGCCAATAGACAGTAGAAGTGCCTACAGTTTGTGGCGCATAACTTACTCGAGTAAGCTGGTCTAATGACCAAAATAAGCCAGCAGGAGATGTTGTACCACCTCGTAGTGCCATGCCTTTAACAATTTTTGTTGATGACACGTTATTGGAGTTAGCATCAGCTGCTACCCAGTTTTGAAAGTCACCTGCAGAGCTATTCTGAATTAACCCATCATTACCATAGATAAACAGATAAGGGTATAGCATAACGCAACCACCGCTTACTGCAAGGTTATTATCGTATGTTAGTGTTTGTGTGCTTGTAACAGTCGCAGCGTTAGATAATGTTAATGTGGTTGTACTAGCACCTTGAGCTACTACAGTGATTGTAGTGTTTGCAGGTATGCCTGTACCAGTAACAGTTTGGCCAATACCGACTAAGTAGTTGTTTGGAGTAATCGTGGCAGTTGTTGAACTATTAAGCACAGTCGCTGCTGTAAAGATACCTAACTTAGTCATCGCGCCATAAGGAAAAGTACCAATCATAATTGGCGTGTCAATGGTGTTATCAATGTTTGTTAGGTTTAACCCAGGGTGGCCAATGACAGTTAGCGCTGCTGTTCCACCACTGTCATACGCAATATCCCATTGCCAAAGATTATTGGCATTAGAAGTAAATGCTGCTGACAATGAGATCGTTGTGGGGCCTGAGCCAATTGCACTAGTTGTATTGTTTTGCCATGCATACACGCCGTCGTTTTGACCTGAATATAGATAGTTTAAACCGTCTTGTGATTGCATAACCATGCCACGACTGATGCCGGGCGCGTTTAAAAACATACCGCTATAGCCGCCAATCTTACGTGGTCGACCACGCTGAAATCTTACCCATCTTCCATCAACATAAGAAGGCGCGTCAAAGAGTGTTCCATCCCGTTGAATACCGGGTTGAATCTTTAAATTGACAACGTTTGCTGTCAAAACCCACCCCCTTGAATGCCATTTGAAAACACGCCTGTGCCTGCAATTGTTAAGCCTGTGGCGTTGTAATAACCACGTTGCGTGTTAGCAATTACAAACCCTACTTGCCCTGTTGCAGGTAAGTATAAGCCTGAGTTTAAGTCGCCTGAGAACTTTAATGAAGGAACAGCAAGTGAGCCATTACCTAGCGTTAATGATGTAAGCGAGCTTGATGAGCCTGACGCTGCATTATATACGTTAGTGCCGTCACAAATAATAACTAACGAAGCGCCTTGGGGAATTGTAACTGTGGCACCACCTACAACTGCAGTCTTTACTGTTAATGTGTACGCACCAGTTGTGTTGTTTGTCACCGTGTATAGCTGTACTGTCGAGGGCACCACAATAATCTCGTTGCTTGTTAAAGCGCCTGTGTATATTTGTATCGTATTAGCAGCTTGTGCGCTTGTTAATGTATACGTGCCGCCTGTGACTGATAATGCTAAAAGTGTATACGCAAAACTGTTTGATCGACCGTACGCATATGTGTACCATGTAGAGCCGCTTGACACTAGTACAAGTGACTCTGTCAACTGTAACTGCTGATTTGCATTGCCGTCAATCGTGTCAGCGCCAGCAGGCGTTAGTGTTAGTATGCCTGTGCCGTCATTCTTAAAGATAGTGAACCAGTTAGCGCCTACTGCAGCGGCTGATGGAAGTGTGAATGTGCCTACGCCACTTAGCCATACGTTCATCTGAGCACGAGCCGTACTTGTTAGTGTAGTGCTTGAGTAGTATTGCTGAACTAAATATTGCTGATTTAATGTGGCGCCAATCGCAACAAGCCCGTACCCTGCTAAGTCAGATGCATTTGCTGCTGATGTGCCTGCACCAAACGTGATTGTTGTCCACGTACCTGCAGCTGTTGCATTACTAGTTAAGTAAATGTAATACGCAACACTAGGCGCTGCTGATACAATTGTGCCACCAGATGCGTTCTTGATAATAACATTAACGCCTGTTGTACTGGTGTTTCTAATTAGTACAGCTTGACCAACAGAAACTTGCTCCGCAGATGGAAAGATTAACGCTAGTCCGTTTGTCGAGGCAGTTACGTCAATAATATTCGCAACAATATCTGCTGTATTACCATTCACCGGCCATTGCAATGTTGTATCTGCAGTGATGCTTAATGATTCATAGCCTACCTGAGAAGGGGATACGGTCTGTCCCGTAAAAGGATTTACATAAGATGTCATATTAAGAGTCCATTGCAACAGCTTGGCGATCAGCAATACGCAGTTGATCTTCTGCTTTTAAGACTGACATCGCTTCGCTATATTTTTGTTGAAAGATTTGACGTTGGTCATTCTTTAAAAATGGCATTGCTTGCAATAACGTGCCATATAACATAGCATTAGGTGCATTCTGTGTTAGCCAGTTTGTCTGATTTGAAGAATCGAGAGGCTGTAAGCGTTCATAAAACAACACTTGGAAGTTATACGCCTGATCCGGCGTTGGAGACACAAGCCAATGATCATAGTCATAATCAGCGTAATACAAGGGAAGGCCTGTAGTACCGCCTGTATTGTAGTTGAGTAGATATTCATACTTTCTTAGAAGTACAGGCGAGGGCCCAACTGGTGCACTAGACGTTACATTAAATGATACTGTCTTACGCCATCTTGCAGGCTTAGGTATTATAGCATTATTTGCAACCATCGCGCTTTGCACAACTTGCTGCTGACCTAAAGTCTTAATTTCTTGTGCAATCTCAAACTCGCATAGCGTGATGAATGTAGGAATTTGATTAACAACCGCGGCGTCATTTCTCTCTAAGTACTGTTCGACAGCATTAGTAAGCGAGTCGTAAGTCAGAACAAAAGACGCTGTCATGTTTTTCCTATCGAGTTAGTTATCATTTTATACTTGTTCTTAAAGAATGAAAACCGTTAAGCATACAATCTAGTACCTGTTTTATCAATAATTAACGCTTGTTTACGTGGCGCATTGTGAATTGAGTTTGGAATGCTAATATGCGTCCATCTGTCAAACTCACGAATAATCTGGTCATACGGTAAATCTGATGCTATTACAGCTTTAACTACTTCATCAGGCGTCATGCTTGGAACTCTTATGTCCGCAGCGCAACCAACCCTGTGCTGACTAGTATCTTTAGAACCCACAGCATCATTAACCAATTTACTGCGGAAAGCGCTATTAACCATAATGGGTTTGCCCCCCAGTAATGTTTTAACTTGTTCCAGAAACTCTGCCAAGCGCGTAAGATTAGCAAGTTCAGCGTCATTTGGAGTATTGTCAAATTGACGGTGATCTGTGTGCGTAAGTTCTTCAATTGTAAAGTGCTCCGTTAAGTTCATTTTTTAGCTTTCATATCCATGATTTTCTCAAGGGTCCTGCCACCAAAGTAAAAGCTCATAATGAGCATACCCCACTGCCCAAGCAACTCAACATAGTTGTTATTTACCTCAATATCCCATGCACTCATCATAGCAAAGGTTGTGTATGTCATTAGGATAAATATTAACGTCATCGGGCGAATGTTTTTAGATAGCCAAGAGTCTGACATCATGTCGGCTTGAACCCGCTTAGTCAGTTCTTGTTGCTCGTTCATGTCTGCTTGCAGTTGGGCTAACTCACCATTCTTCTGCATCTCTAATAACTTGAGTTGTGCTTCTTGTTTAGCCTGTGGGTCTGGCACAAACTTATCTACAAGTTTCATGCCAACACTTAAAATGTCATCTATTCCAAACATTATTTCCTCTTTTCTCGTTCTTCAAGCAACTGCACTTTAACCTGTAGTTGATGAATATCTCGATAAATTTCTTCTTTCATAATGTGTCTGCGTTCTGCACTAATAGGTGAGTCAGTCGGCACGTTTTCTTTAGTGATTAGTGCTGGCATTTGCCCTTCAATCTTAGTTAGTCGTGTAGAGAAGTCCGACACTTGACCAAGTAGCCAAGCTAGACAGGCTACAACAATCGGCAATACCGCTTTTAGGACATCTTGAATGTTCATTTAATAGAAAAATAATGAGAGAAAAACCCTACCAAAGAACTTATTGCTGAGACAACCATCATCCCAGCCCATAAGCCACCCTTAGACTTGTTAGCCATTTCTAATAGTG